TTTGTAAACAAACTCTTTACTAAAGAAAGTACCTATGTAGTTTTCAACTGAACCTAACATATTAATTCTATCATTCAATAATTCCTGTGCTTTTAATTCTGCAAAGTGACCATCTTTTAAGAAGTCAAATTGAATGTGTTCTTTAATCTTTGGCCACTCTTCAACATTGATTACACCTTTTAATACTAATTGTGTTTTCAACATATCTAAGAATAGTGGTACAAATTTCTTTCTAAGTCTTTGGATAAACTTAGTAAATTTTAATTCGTCTCTTGTAATCTCTGTTGATCTTCCTAATGAGAATGATTGCTCTGCTTCTAATCTTGAAATAGGAACATTCAACGATCTATAAAGTTTTCTTTGGAAGTAAGTAATATCATCTATCTCACCTAAGTTAGAACCACCTGGTAAAGTTGTGATTTCTGTTCCTCTTCCACCTTCTCTTCTAGGTAACCAAAAGTCTTCAAGCATTGACATGTGATTTCTATCGTCTCTAATCTCACCTGTCTTCGCATCATAAACAAGTTTGTTTCTGTATCTATTCATTACATCTTTTAGATACTGCTCTGCTTTGATCTTAGGTAAATTACCTACATCAATATAAAAAATTCTTCTTTCTGGTGCTCTTGAAATTCTGTAAATAACTAAACTGTCTTCAATCATTCTTAATTGATTAACAGGTTTAATTGCTTTATGTAAATAAGATAATACTTGATTTTTATTTGCGTCAATCAAACCAGACGGACAATATGTAATAGAGTCATCTGCAATTTTTAAACCTTGGTTCATCATACCTTTCAACATCTTCTCGTTGTAAAGATAATAATCTTGTTCTTGTTTAACTAAGATTGAACCTTGAGGCCCTGGTACTTTCTGTACTGCTTTTACTTTTCTGATTTTTCTAGGGTCAATATACCTTACTTCTTGAATACCTAGTTTAGGATTTTTTGAATCAATAATTTTGTGATAAAATAATCTTCCGTCAACATACCATCTTCTAAAAATGTCATGTCCTTTAGTATCAAAGTCTAGTAGAGACAAGACTTCATCGAAAGCTTGTCTCATACTATTCTTAATTTTATCTGAGTATTCTAGATTATCTAATACAAGGTCAACAGACTTGTCTCGTTCATCTGAAACAATTGCCTCGTTTACAATATCTTCAATTGCACTATCACACTCTGGTTGTTGTCCAATGTCTCTGTATTTTTTAATAAGGTCAAGATCATTTCGATCTCTTCCCTCTACATCTAAGACTTGAGCAAAATGTCCACCACCCGATATTTCGACTGTGCCGTCATCAGGTGATTTTTGGACAAACCTGTCTTCTGGTGCCGTTGGTTTTATTTTTTCGAATTTAAATCCGAATAGCTCTGCCATAATATACTCCTACTATGTTTTTATTACTATTTAGTAGTCTTCTTAAAAGTTAACACCACTTGCTTCAAAGTGTTGGTATCTCCAAGTTACCTCAAACTCTTCAATTGCATTTGTTGTTTCGTAAGCAACATCAATTTGACCTAGTGTCAAAGGATATGCATTTCTGAAGATGTAAGTTTTCAAAGTTGTATCGTCTCTGTCTAATTGTTCAATCGTTAAGTCTGATTGATAGTCAGCAGAATTGATAACACCAGTGTTATTCGCTAAATCATTAATACCATTCATCCACAATTCTATTGCATTTCTGATATTAAAATTTGTATCGTTCAAGAATGTTGTAGTCCAAGTTTCAAACTCTCTGTCCCCAGCGATGTAGATATTTCTACCTCTGAAAGGTACAGGGATTTCACCAAGTGTTTGACCTGGTAAGTTTGAAGACTTTGCTAAGAAACTTGCGTTTCTAACATCTAATCCTGTAGCGATACCTGCAGGTGGTGTAATAGTCACTCTAAACTGATTAGGTCTTGCACCACCACCAGCTAGATTTGCTTTAAAGTCATCTATGTTTGCCATGATTACGCTCCTCCTACTTCACTAAAGGCAACACCTGTTCGTGTCGCTATAAAGTTTAGTGTTATGAAGTTGATACTTCTTGCAGGTTTAACATAAACATCTGCAACAAATTCATTTCTATCAACAACTTCGCCTGTGTTATTTGTTCCGTCACATACAACTTGGAAAGAGTCAATTCCTCTTCTTCCTTGTATGTCTCTTAAAAAAGGCTCTACCAAGTTTTTGAATTGCGCTCTAGTAAATGCATCGTTAAATTCAAACAATTGAAATTTAGATGCTGTACTAATCGCTTTTTCAAGAACGATAAACAGTCTTCTAACATTTATTCTATCAAATGAACTTGGAGTTGTCAAGGCAGTTTTATCACCGAATAGGGTGACACCTTGGCCTGGAAAATTAACTACTGGGTTAACTCTCGCTGCGTATAAGTCGTCTCTTTGTGATTGATTTGGATTAAATGAAAGTTTAACTGCACCTCTGATTGTTCCTCTATTGAAACCTGCTGGTGAGAAAAATACATCAGCAACGTCATCTGTTCTAGCACATAGTCCAGCAATATCACCTGAAAGTGGTATATATCTGTAAACATCATTGTATCTGTCGTACATATATTTGTATCCACTATCTAATACTGCGTAAGATGAGCTTGGAAGTGTGGCAGCTGCATCTTTAACATTAACTGCTTGAGTTGCAGGGTCTGCTACTCCAACTGTCGCTGCTCTATATGGTGATATAAACACCATACAATCTAATCTAGCTGCAGCGATATCAATTAACATTGTACCGTGTGTGTCATAGTTTGCTTCTGTGTCAGCTGCTATTGATGAAGAACCACCAATAATTAAGTTGACATCAACATTTTCTGCGTCTGCAAATTTATTGTATGCGATTGAGATTTCCCCATTTGTTAATGAGTAGTCATCTGTTCCACCTGTTAATGAATCAACTACTGGTGAATCTACTGCTGTAAATGCTGTACCTGTAGATATATCTGTTCCCCAATTTGTACCTGATGATGTGTGATCAGTCCAATATATGTTTGTTGATTGAGAAAAGATAACATCTGGGTAGTAGTTTGAATTACCTTGTGGTGTTTTTGCACTTGGGTGTTTAGACACTGCTGCATAAGTTTCAAGAACTCCTTTTGTTCTTTGACCTGCAACATCAACATCAAATCCTGTGATGCTTCCTGTTGTGTCATACACTACGATGTGCATTTCGTCTGCTGTTCCTTTACCATTTTCAGTAGCGTAAGGTGATGTACCTGGTGCTCTGTCAAATAAATCAGCAAATCGCCATTTTCTTTTGATGTATGAGTTATCAGGTATAATGTTTTGTACACCTGCACCGTTAGGGTCATCTTTTAATCTTATTGTTAAATCGTTTGTTGATATAGCAGTTACTTCGTATTCGTTTCCTATTTCGCCTGTGACAGGTGTTGTACCTGCTGAGTCTGAAAAGAAAGAAATCATGTCGCCAACGTTAATTACGTTGTTAGCTAAATCTGCATCATCAACTGCAATTGTTGTAGCGCCTACTGCGTCTTCGCCAACTGTTAAGTTGCTGGCAGATAAAACTTGTTCGTATGCTGTTGCAGTAGCACAGATAGCAACTCCTATTGAGTTACCCCATGTTCCTGCTGATCTTGCAGCCCATTCACCATGTGAACCTTGGCCTGCTCTGAATGATTGTTCGTAATGATCATCATCCCTAATTAATATTCCGCTGTTTGCTCCTGCGTTAACAATAGCTGATTCTGCTCTTACTATTCTTAGTGTGTTTCCATATTGTAGGAAACTAGCAGCTGCTAACCAGTTTTCAAAGTTATTAGAATTTGGTTTTCCAAACTTAGAAACTAGATCACCTTCTGAAGTGACTGTCTGTATAGAACCAACAGGACCTTTTTCAAATGCACCTGCGATAGCACCAATAGATGTTGCAACAGCTGGAACTACATTTGTTAAATCGACTTCATTTACCTGTACACCAGGTGATACTAAAAATGCCATCGTTGTTCTCCTTGTTAGTATTGTAATATTATTCGAATAATACTCTTTTTATACTTGTATTTATAGAAATAAACATTTCTACATGTTGTTTTTATATGCCCTAGTATTTATAAATACTTAAAATGCAAACTCATTATGAAAAATACAAAGAGACAATCAAGAAAGTAGCCAGAAGAAATTACTCTAAAAGAGTTTCTTGGGTAAACAAACATCTTGATAAGTCGTCTTGTCAACAATGTGGGGAGTCTGAAACCATTTGTTTGAAATTTCATCCACATGACGCTGAAATAAGAAAGAAGTCTAAAGTCACAGGAATTAACACAGAAGCGAGAGAAGAGATTACAAAATTGATTGAAAAATCTAAAGTTATCTGTCATAATTGTTGGATTAAGTTAGACAATGATCTAATTGAGTTGATATAATCTCTTTTGTTTTATCTATCATTACACCTGTTATTACTAACATAGGTCTAGGATGTAAACTTGCGTTTGCCGTTGCATGTGGTATATTCATCCAATCAAACTTATGAATATCGCCTTTTTTCCAACGATCAAACATTTTATTTCCATACATTATAAACTGACCTGGTTCCCAATCCTCTAACATAACCATAATTCTAATTACTTTATTTGGGTCTTCGTCTAGATCATATAGTTTATCTATATGCATATTCAATACATCGCCTGTAAACTGAATATGTAATTTTGCTTTTACATCTTTTAATTCAAAGAAGTCTATCATCTTTTGAATAGTAGGACATTTACTAAAGTCTGTTAAACCTCTGTATATTGTCATCTTAGGGTCTGCACCTGCCTTGATTAAATCATACTCTTCAGACTTAATATCTTCATTTGGTCTATTTGCAGCTGCTCTTCTATTACCCCAATTAATTTTTTCTACATCTTTTATTGCACTCTTGATCTCTTCAGACCAATCGCCTGTAAACTTTCCTAGATGTTCGATATTATCTGTATCTGTTTTCCATTTATTAAAATGGTAATTACTTTTTGCTTTTGCTTCTTCCCAATTACTTATAGACATATACTTGAATATCCTTTTTCTTATAGTTGTGTTCCTTACCTAGATATTGTATTTCTAATTCTTTTGCTAATTCTATATTATTATTTACTCTTTTAATTCTTTTCCAATTGTTTTTACAAAACTCCATAATCCCTAAATTTTGTTCTTGAATATGCCCGAACATACTTTCTAAATTCTCATACCATTCATAGTTTGGATATGTAATATTAAACTCACCACAATGTTTCCACCAATCATAACATTCTATATCATTTCTATATACCATGACAATAGGTTGTTTATATTTTTTTAATTCTTTTAAATTATATGCAAAACAGTGAGATTTAATAATCCTTTTCCCTTTGCCAGAGAAAGGTAAATCCCACTGATCTCGCTGATTTCCAAATTCCATACCAGGGTCAAAATATGCACCTGTGTGCATAAGTTGTTTCTTACCAGGTGTATCTGCATCGTGATAGTATGTTCTTTCGTCTGAATAATCTGTTTGATCAATGTCCTCTGACCAATAGATATTTTTAACGACACTACTCCACTTAGAACCTGGTGCCCCTGTAAATAGAATGTAAGACATTACTGTGTTAATTGTTCTTTGTACACAGTGTTAAATCCTAACTGTTGATTACCAAAGTCAGTAAGTGTTTTTAATGCCGTTGGTGTAATAAATGATTTCAAAGTTTTTACTGCTTCGTCACCATTTGTACCTGTTCGCCATTCATACTTCCCTACTTTCTTTTCAATGTTTGCCATAGACTCTGGGTCTGCAATCATCTTATTTAAAGCATCAACAAGTTTTTGTTTATTTGGATTATCTTTGTTTACCCAAAACGCTTTCTGTAATGCGTCTCTCCATGATTTAACAAGTTTGTATGCATCGTAAAAGTCACCTGATGGTGCAACACCCCAAGTTTCTTGATACAATGTTTCAAATGTTGGTTCTGTAAAGTTAGGGTCATTAACATGTTGGCCACTTTTTACATCTAACAATCCATGATGAAACCATGTATATGCAACACCTTTTTCAATCAAAGGCATAACATGTTTTTTATATGCAGCTGGATTTTCTCTAGTTGCGTTTAAATCACCACGCATGAATGCAAGTCTTCTTTCAGACCCTTTCATTCCTTTTACCCAAGTGATGTTTTTGTTAAACACTTCGATAGGGTCTTGATCAGGCCCTGTCAATAATAGTGTAATTGCCATGATCTCTGGCGTCATACCTGAACCCGCAGCGATAGATACTTTACCTGTCTTCACTGTTTTGTTTGCACCAACAATGATATTAAGATTCATTTGTCCAATAGATTCCCAATCTAAGTAATCATACTGAACAGGTTCCATTAAATAGGATATACCATTACCACCATGAGATACTAAGATAGTTTTATTATCAAATCTTAATTCCTTTTGAAATTCATTTGGCCCAAGTTGATCTCTCGCACCTGGTTTGTATATTAAGTTTATTTTTTCCTCTAAATGTTTTTCCCATTCTTGAACAACAATCTGTGACCACACAGATGTACCACCAGATGGTTTTTGAGGAACGATTAGATTATAATCTGCTTTTGCAACTGTTGTTAAGAAAAGCATCGCAATTAAGATTCTAAGCATAGTCTAGTTTACTCCTTTTTGTCAATGACCAATATAGTATTGTTATTATCGATAATACAATAAACATGAATATTGGTCTTGTTATTAAATCATGTATTGTATGTAAAGAGGTTAGTTGATAAGTTAAATTGTATATACGATCACTTAACAAAAACCCTATTAGTAATGCAGGTCTGGAAAACTTATATTCTTTTGCAAGAATACCTACTGCACTAAAAATAATTAAAACTGCTAAATCTTCCCAACCACCTGTGTATTGTAAAGTTGCCCAGATGATAACTGCGATGATAAAAGGGAAGTAATAAATGTATGGAAGTTTCGCAATGTAAGAAGAGTAATATGCTAATACATAACAAATCAATGCTGTGATTATTGTTCCTACTAAAAATGCAAACGCCATACTATCAAATAATTTATCATCAAAAAATGTATCTGGTGAACCTAAGTCAATTCCTAGATACAAAAATAATCCCATAAGAATAGCTGCAAATGGAGCTCCTGGTATTCCAAATAAAACCGTTGGAATAAATGAAGATGCTTTCTGTGAATTGTTAGCACCCTCTGCACCAATAACACCTTTTACATTTCCATGTCCAAACTTTTCTTTTGGATTAGATGCAACGGTTGAACCATATGCCAACCAATCTGCCATTGCGCCACCAAGACCTGGTAATAGTCCTATGAACGAACCAATAAATCCACCACGAATACTATCTTTCCATGATGCGACTACATCTTTCATTCCTTGCCATATTTGTTTCATTCCACCTGTATAATGATATTCAACATTACTAGTTGCATCACCTTTACGCCAACTTGATAATAATTCTGGTACTGCAAACAAACCTGCTACAAAAGGTAGAAGTTGAATACCGTCTTCTAAGTATCTCCAACCTAAAGTAAATCTAGGAACATTGTTTACATCTACTCCTACTAATCCTAATGTAATACCTAATGCGATTGCAATAATACTTCTAATCCAACTTTTAGTTGAGACAAATCCTACTGTGACAAATGCAAGTACGACTAATGCCCATAATTCTGGTATACCCATATACATCACAATGTTTGTGTAATATGGTAAAAATAAAAATGTTAAAGAACCAAATAGTAATCCATTAACTGTTGATGAAGTTATTGCGGCAGATAATGCTCTTGTTGCTTCCCCATTTTGTGCCATAGGAAATCCGTCAACCATTGTTGCGGCCGCAGAGTTTGCCCCTGGTATTCCTAACAACACTCCACTAAAGGAGTCACCTGTTGTTGATGATGCCACTACTGCAACACAAAATATAACACCAAGATAAGGGTCGGATGCAAAGTAAGGCATAACACCAAACAATGTAATTAATCCTGTTGTTGCACCTGCAGCTGGGATTAGTCCAATTAATAATCCATATGCCACACCTAATAATAAAAATAATATTTCCACTACTTACGAATCCATTCTGAATATAATCTATTACCTGTATCTTGTTTCATTTCTTTTAACTCAAAATTATATTGTTTACAATAATCTATATTACATTGTTCAGACCATGGGAAAAAAACTATGTCTTCAACACCTTGCCAAGGATGATCACTCAACCCAGGGTTTTGTCGCCAATATACTATATCATCTTTTTTTGTTATATCATATAGATGTTTTATCTGTTTGTCAAGAACTTTTTTCGTGCCAAAGTTAAGACTTCCTAATGCGAGAAATACATCAAAATTTTTGTGTGGGATATAATCTTCAAATGCAATTTCACAATCTGCACTACTATTATGAGGGTCTATTCCATATAGATTAGAAAAATGTGGTTTAAGTAAATTGTAACCACATCCTATATCTAGTATATGTGCGTCTTTGTCTATCTTGTCTAATAACTGCCAACCAGAATATTTAAATTTATCGTAATTAGGTTTCCAATTATTTCTGAAATATATGTCTTTGGAACTCGTCAATATAATCTCTCCAATTATCTAAAGGTTTCACGTCAATAAATTTTACTAAATCTAAATACACATTTTCGTGTCCGTCTAGTAATTCGTTTATTTCCAAAGTATAATTTAATTTATGTTTTGGAAAATCATTTTTTATATAATTTCTTGTCCAACATTCTAAATGTTTTTGAGTATTATAATTTCTTCCGTAATAATCATCCCAAACTTCATGTCTGTAAAGATATACATCTTTATACTTTGAAAAAGGATTTAATGTAATAAAAACAATTTTATGATCTGTTTGTCTTACAATGTTATAGTCATGATAATCCCATTTAAACGGCACACCATCAATTATAGCATTTTCTTCTAACCAAGTTGCCCCAACAAAACTATGAGACATACCCGCATCTTTATTTGTTTGTGATAATGTTTTATATGCTTGACGATATTCTTTATTTTTAGGCATTAATCTATCGAACTCACTATAAAATTTATCTATGGTATTTGCCTTTACAAAATCTATTTTTTTATTTGGATGTAAAGGAAAATTTGGAATTTGATAATCTTCTTTTCTAAAATGAGAAACCATTAATTTTTCTTGATACTCAAGAGTTGATTTCCAAGCATACTCTGTAAATTTTTCAAATCCGTCATGAAGAGACATTAAGTATCTTAACCAATCTCCAAATGACCCTGAGCTATAATCTACACATACATGTTTACCAATCTGTTTCATAGTCTCTCACTTTCACAGGTTTCCATGTTGACCCATATTCATCATACTCTGGGTCGTTAATACCATCATCTACAAATCCAAAAGGTGCCATTTCATTTTCCATTTGGGTTTGATTTTCTTTTAACATATTTGCTCTAATGTTTACATTGGTCAACTCTTTAAAATACTTCTGGTCCATTGCCCAACACATTAAAACAATACACATAACTAAATCATCGTTAGCACCTTGCTCTGCTTCAAATTGATTACCTTTAATAATAAATGTAGATAATTCATTTATTATATCAAAGTCTTCTACGATAATTTTATCATTCTCAATTACTTGTTTCATATTAGAACAACCAATCTTCTTAACTGCCTTTGTTGTTCTAACTCCTAATTGTCCTTTAGTACCAGAAAAACCACCACCCATGATTTGTCCAGCACGACCACGCATATAACACATCACAATATTATCATATTCTAATTCAAAGTGTAGTGTGTCTGCTACTTGTTGTCCTATATCATTTACTTC